GTCTCAGCGTCGGGAATCTTTGACGGTGCCGCTTCCGCGGTAGATGAAACTCTGACCGCGTCCATCGCGAGTGACACCCTCGCACCGATGATGCTGGCGCAAAGCGGACTCACGGGCGGACTCACCGCCTACCTCCTGCAAGCAAAAACGACGTCCTACGAGGTGTCCTCACCCGTGGCCGACGTTGTGTCGGTCTCATTTGACGTGCAAGCCGACGGCGGTGCTGATAACGGTCTGCTCCTCGTGGATCTTGCAGCGGTCACTGCTACAGGAAATGGAACGAGTCGCGATAATGCCGCCTCCACCGCAAACGGTGGTCTCGCCCAACTGCATGTAACTGCCAACACAATGGACAACAACACGGTGTTCAAGGTGCAGCACTCGGCCGACAACTCCACTTTTGCCGACCTCGTCACCTTTGCAACCGTCGCCACCACCATCAAAACCTCGGAACGGGTGGCCGTCGCAAGCGGCACCACCGTCAACCGCTACCTCCGCGCCAACTACACTGTAAGTGGCTCGGGTTCAGTAACATTCACAATCGCGTTCGCAAGACGCTAAGGGAGAATAAACAATCATGGCATTCGCACACGGCAAAGCAGCAGTATTCAAAATAGACGATTCGGGCGACACGCTCCGAGATCTGTCGTCTTACCTCAACGACGTCGGCTTCCCTCGCGATATTGAGGCTGCTGAAACCACGACGTTCGGTGTTGCAGGCTCCGCAAAAACCTACATTGTGGGCTTGACGGACGCATCCATCTCAATCTCGGGTCTGTTTGACGCTACCGCTGACGGCTACCTCGCAGGTATCGTCGGTTTTGCAACCCCTCGGGACTTTGAGTACGGTCCTGCTGGTTCAACTGGCGGTTTCGTCAAGTACACAGGCACTTGCATCCTGACCTCCTACGAGGTGTCGGCTTCTGTGGGAGACACGGTTCAAGCATCCGCAGACTTTCAAGTAACAGGGGCAATCACTCGCACAACATGGTAGGATCCCCGAAGGTAACCCATCTACAAAAGGAGAATACTGTGTCCCTACGTGACCGAATCTTGCAGAAGGCTGATGCAACCAGCGAGCAGATGCTGATCCCTGAGTGGGGTTTGACCGTTGAAATACGATCCATGTCAGGCGCAGCCCGCGCAGCAATTGTGCAGGCTGGCGCGGCACAGGGTCAACTGCCCGACATGAGCAAGTTCACGGCCGACATTGTGGTGATGTGCACCTTTGACCCCGAGACGGGCGAACAAGTGTTCACGAAGGATGACGCAGCGCTTGTGCTGGACAAGAATGGCGCGGCCCTTGAACGGATCGTGGTGGCCGCGATGCGCATCTCAGGCTTCAACACCGAAGCGGTGGATGCAGCGGGAAAAGACTCCTCGTCAACAGTGAGCGCAGATTCCTCTTCCAAATAGCCGAGACGCTCGGCCGCACAGTTGACGAACTGCTGCTCGGGTCGGGTGCGCACAGACCCATCTCGGCTTCTGAGATAATAGAATGGGCTGCCTTCTACCAACTTCGTCATCACGACGAGGAGAAGGCGGCGCGTCGCTCTCGGAGGTGATCTGTGGCAACTGAGATGGAAGTCGTCGCAAGGATAGCGGGCGACGCCTCGGGTGCAGTAAATGCGTTCAATCAGGCCACGGGGGCCGCCCAGCAGTTTCAGGGCCAGATGGACAAGATGAATGCCGCGCTGGTAGCCGTCGGGGCCGCGATCGGTGGCATCGGAATCGCGGCCATCAAGTTTGGCAAGCAAGCATTTGAGGAATCTGCACGCGTCCGCGAATTGGACGTTGCGATGAACGCCATCGGCAGGTCAACGGGCGTCGGGGCCAAAGCATTGCGTGACGCAGCCGCAGCGATTAAAGCCAAAGGCATTGAAACCGCCGCGGCACAAAAGATGGCAATTGAGTACGCGCAAGGAGAACTTGACTTAGCGCAGGCTGCTGATGTCGCCCGCGTCGCGCAGGACCTCGCGGTCATCTCGCAAAAGAACTCCACCGATACCGCAATGCTTTTGACGCGCGCCATCAAAACAGGCAACTCAATGCTGCTGAAATCCGCGGGTGTGTCCCGCCAAGCATCGGAGGGCTACGCGATGTACGCCGAGCAACTCGGCAAATCGCAGACCGAACTGACCGCGATGGAACGCCAGCAGGCCATGATCAACCTCATTTTGGATGAGGGCACAAAAGTCGCGGGGGTTTACGAAGCCGCGATGATGGAGGCTGGCAAGGTGCTGCGTTCCTTCCCGCGTATTTTCAACGATATGCAGGTCGCGATCGGAAGTGCATTGACCGAGGGGTTGGGTCCGCTGATCCTCGCCACCTACAAAATGGTTACGTCCTTCTCAAAGGCCATCGCGGAAGGAGGTGCCCTGTACCCCATCGTTGAGGCGCTCACGATGGTGATGAAAGAAATGTTTGAGCCGCTCACGTTAATAGTCAACGGCATCACAAATTTCATTAAGGGGCTGGAAATTGGTGCCGACGCCGCACCACAACTTGCGGCCGCGATACAGGCAATCCTGCCGCTTGTGAGCGCGCTTGCCGCGGGCCTAACAGCCCTCGCAGGCAAAAGCCTGCTCGGCAACCTGCCCGTGATCGGTCGTTTCGCGATGATGTTGAACCCGATCGCGATCGGTTTGACGACCCTCATCGTTTTGACGCCTCAGTTGCGGGACAAATTCTTGGAGTTGTTCGGGCAGTTACGGAAACTGTTGCCACCGCTGCTTGCCATTGCTTACGCGGTCGCTCAAGCAGGATCCGAGTTCCTGAACGAGTTCATCGTGCCTGTGGCGGAAGTAATGATCAATCTGCTGAAACCTGCCATTGAAGGCGTTTCTGCGGTGTTTGGACTGTTCACATCCAGCACCCACACCGCTCGGAACGCGATTGAGATCTTAAAAGTTGCCATGATAGTTCTGACGGCGGTATTTGTCGCGCAGAAAATAGTCGCACTCGCGTCGTACGCGGTTACGAAAGCGCAGGCAATTTGGAGCGGCATTCTGACGGTCGCCACGTTCCTGCTCATTCTTGCGACGAACGGGTTGACTGCTGCGATGGCGGCCCTCGGCGTCGCAATCACGGCTACGGGCATCGGGGCAATAATCGTGGTGATCGGCCTCATCATCGCGGCGCTTATCGCGTGGTACACGAAGTCGGTGTGGTTTCGCAACGCGATAAAACAAATCCTTGAGGCGATCGTGAATTTCTTTATTATTATGCTCAACGCAGTGATAATAGTTATCAATAAAGTCCTTAAGGTGTCCGCCGATGTGGTGAATGCTTTCATCGGGATCTACAACAAGATCGCGTCCATCACGGGCCTGCCCAAGATTGAGCCGATCACACCGCTGCAAATCGGCCTTGTGAAAACTATCAATATTGCACTTGAGAAAACCAGTTCCCTACTTACGATCAACTACGCCAAGATGAGGGCAATTGAACGAGCGCAAAAGAAAGAAAATCAAGGCCGCGCCGACGCGATCGGGTGGCTGGAGGCATACAACAAGAAGGTCAAGGAGGAAATAGAGGGCCAAAAGGGCTCAGGCGCGGGTGCTGATGAGAAGGCCAAAAAGATAACCGAACTTAAAAACCGCACTTTGGAGTACGTCAAGGACGCTTTGGGGAGGGCAACAGACGCATTAAAGCGTGAGAAGGATGCGATGGAGGATTACGCACGGTCGGTGTCGTCGGCCATCACTGAAAATTTGAGTTTCTCAGGTGCGTTGCAGACCGTTACGGAGCACAACGCAAAACAGACCGAGGAGATAAACCGACAGACGGCGGCGTTCAACACTTACGCGGACTCGGTCGCTAGTGCGATCTCCAAAATATTAAGTCTCTCAGGCGTGCTGCAGTCACAGAAGGCGGCCGCCGACGAAGTAGCGAAATCGGCTGCGGAGGCCACGAAGGCGTCTATGGGGTTGACAACGGCGCAAGAAAAGCACGCCGAACAGGTTGCGGCCGCTCAGGAGCGTGTGCAGTCCGCGTTGGAGGATGTTGCTGAAATTGCACAGGATGAGCGGGCAACCGAGAAGCAGCGTCTGGCCGCCGTAACTAAATACTTGGATGCCGTCAAAACTTTCACTAAAGTTCGGGATGATACGCGAGACATCGCGGCCGCGCAAAGCGATCTTGCGGCCGCCACCGAACGGAGCAACAAGGCGCAGGCTGCCCAAATGTCGTTCCTTGACCGTCTTGCGGAGCAGGCCAAGCAGGCCACGGGCTTCGCGCAACGCATCACAAAACTCGCAGAGGCGGGTCTGTCAAAGCAGGCACTTGACCAGATTGTAGGCGCGGGTGCTGAAGCGGGAACGACGATCGCCGACGAACTCCTTGCGGGAGGGGCGACAGCGGTGGCGCGCGCCAATCAATTGTTCAGTGATCTGCAGAAGGTGGCTGAGACGACAGGTGCCGCAACAGCGTCTAAATTTATGAAAATCGGGACGGCCGTCGGCATGGATTTGATTAGTTCTTTCAACAAGCAGGCAGAGGAAGCAACCCTGTTTGCCGACAGGGTGCGCCAATTAACGGAAGCGGGTTTGTCAAAGGAATCGTTGGCCCTCGTGCTGAAAGCGGGAGTCAAAGCAGGAACCGAGATCGCGGACTATCTGCTGGTGGCGGGTTCGGACCGAATCTTGAAGGCCAACAACATCGTGATTGGGTTGCAGACCGTTGGGGAATCGTTGGGCCTGCTTTTAGGTGAAACGTTCTTTCAGGCTGGTGTCACTTTGGCGGACCAGATAGTGAAAGGTTTGGAAAGTCAAGTTAAAGAGGTGGAGAAGGCTCTAAATAAACTCAAAGACCTCAAGGAGGTCCGCGCCTACCTGCAGGAGATCAAAACCCGCACCGACGCGACCACAGCACCGCTAAAAGGCATAGCACCTAAAACCATCACGGGTAATCCGAAGGCAGCGCCACTGCCTGTATTGCCTGTGGACGGCTCATTGGATGCACTAAGCGGCATATTTGGAGACGGCAAAATCATCCCGTTAGCGGAAGGCGGAATCGTCAAAAGACCCGTACTTGCGATGGTCGGCGAAGCAGGCCCCGAAGCGGTCATCCCATTGAGCAGCGGATTGAACTCCGTCGGCTCAAATCAGAGCATTGTGCTGAACGTGAACGCTGGGATGGGTACCGACGGCAATCAGGTAGGCGATCAGATCGTGGAGGCGCTTACACGCTGGCAGAAGCGCAACGGGAGCCTGCCACTGTCGGTATCGTAGCCCGATGAGCGTCACCATGCCGTGGGGCGGCACCTACACCGTCATCTTGCAGGTTGGGTTCATCGTCCGAGAATTCAAGTTAGATTCAAGCACCCTTGACGGCTCAGACGTGCTTGACGGAACGCTGGAGGGTGTTGACGTCACTCAATACGTCCAAGAAATATCAATCACACGGGGTCGCACCGACAGCCTGCAGGACTTTAACGCTTCTACTTGCACTATCGTGCTGAATAATAATGATCGGCGGTTTGACCCGACCAACCTGTCAAGTCCGTACATTGACCCGCTGACCAGCCTGTCAGGGGTGGTTCCGCGCCGCCGCGTCCAGATCAGTTACGGCGCGACCCCTATTTTTACGGGGCGCATCTCCGATATTGACATTGATTACGCTCCTCAGCCCCAGACGTTGAGCCAAGTAAACATCACGGCCGCTGATGACTTCATTCGCCTATCCACAACCAGTATGACGGCCCACACCCCCACGCAAGAATTGTCGGGAGCCCGCGTCTCAGCGGTGCTGGACCGAGCCGAGGTTAACTTCCCAGTCGCAACCCGCGATATCTCTGCGGGAACCGCGACGTTGGGTGCGTACCCAATCGCTGACAACACGAACACGTTGGACTACCTCCAGCGCGTCACCCGCACCGAACGCGGTTACCTTTTCATCGCAGGGGATGGTGATTTGACGTTCACTGACAGGGTTACGTCCTCGTTTGCAGGGCCGCAGGCCACCTTTGCGGACGACGGGACGGGAGTCAAATACAGCGAATTAACCGTTCAGTACGGAGACGAGTTTCTTTTCAATCGCGTGGCAGCCGTGAATGCCACAGGGAATACCTCAATCGCCGACGACGCAGGCAGTCAGACTACGTTCGGGGTGTCCGAATTGACTGTGTCTGACCTTTTGTTTCAATCCGATGCGGACGCTCTTACTCTCGCCAATTATATGTTGGACCTTTATGCCGATCCCGAGTACCGCTTTGATACTGTGCGGGTTGACTTTGCGGGGACGAACGTCAGCACCGTTGACCAAGCGACCGTGGTCGCCGTTGACCTCGGGGAAATAATCCGCGTCAAACGCACTTTTACCGTGGGTAGCCCGCTCGCGGTGCAACAGGACCTAGCCGTTCAGAGAATAGTTCATTCCATAAGCCCGATCGCCCACACCATCAGGTATCACACGGCCCCCGCGCAGGTGATCTATCAATTGCTGCTTGACTCCGCAACCCGCGGAACCCTTGACACCGACAACGCACTCGCATAGTTCCCGCCTGCTACAATCACTGATATGGCAGGCTTAGGATCGCTTCTATTCACTAGTGGGCAGGTGTTGACCGCCGCGCAGGTCAACGGTTACCTGATGGATCAATCCATTATGCGTTTCGCGACCACTGCAGCAAGAGATGCTGCTTTCGGTGGCGCTGGTGAGGCGACACTTGCCGAGGGTATGTTTGCGTACATTGATGCCGACGACAAACTGTATTTCTACACAGGTGCGGCGTGGCAAGAGTTCTCTGCTGGCGCAGACATTATTGAAGTCCAAGTGTTCAGTTAGGAGAAATAAATGGCAACATTCAGCAAGACAACACTGTCAGGTTCAACCGATGGCAGGCTCATCAAAGTAGCGGCAACTGCTACGGCAGGTACGACGCTCCATACGGGGTCTGCGACTGCGACGACATTTGACGAAATCTGGTTGTATGCGGTGAACTCGTCTGCATCAACGGTGAAACTGACTGTTGAGTTCGGTGGCGTGTCATCGCCTGATGACTTGATTGAGTTCACGGTTCCTGCCGAAGATGGCTTGTATCTCATCGTCGCTGGTCTGGTCATCAAAGGGAATGCGACACCGCTTGTCGTGCGTGCGTTTGCGGCGACAGCGAATGTTGTGATGGTCGGCGGCTATGTGAACCGCATCACCGCATAGGCAAACGATGTCTAGATACGGTGAACGCACATCTGTTGGAACGAACCGCAAGGTTGCAGGATTAGGTAAAGCACCTAGTGGTGCGGCAACTTTGGCAGTTGAGTTTCTTCTTGTCGGCGGTGGCGGTAGCGGTGGTCGCTACAACAGTGGCTCTGGTCAGGGCGGTGGCGGTGGTGGTGGTGCTGGCGGTTTCGTAACAGGCTCAGGGATTATCGGCAAGACGACTTACACGGTGAAAGTCGGTGCTGGTGGTGCAGGTCAATCGTCAGTTGTAAATGGCAATAACGGCTCGGCATCATCGTTCATCGGTTCGGCAAACGGTGGCGGTGGCGGTGGCACTCGTCGTGGCGGTTCAGGCGGTTCAGGTGGCGGTGCAGGCGCAGACGGGAATGAGTCAGGCGGTACTGCCATCTCTGGTGAAGGCAACGCTGGTGGCAACGGTTCAAATGCAAGCACGAATGGCGCAGGTGGCGGTGGCGGTGCGAGTGGGGCGGCTACAAACGCATCAACTACTTCAACGAACGGTGCGAACGGTTCTACTAACGCCTACAACGGTGTCTCAACAACTTATTCAGGTGGGGGCGGTGGTGGAGGCTCAAACCCAACATCAGGCGGAACTGGTGGCGGAACTGGTGGCTATGGTGGCTCAACAGCAGGAACAGCGAACACGGGTGGCGGAAGCGGTGGCGGCAGTAACGATGTCGTAGGTGCAGGCGGTTCAGGTATCGTCATCATTCGCTATCTGACAGCAGATGCGACAGCCTTGACGATTAGCACGACAGGCACAGTCACCACAGGCACAGACGGCTCTTACACATTCCAGACATTCACCACATCAGGAACTTTGGTGGTCGCATAATGGCACACTTCGCAAAGATAGAGAACGGCATCGTGCGTGAAGTAATCGTTATCGGCAACGGTGACGCACCTACGGAAGCCGCAGGCAAAGCGTTCATCGCAGGCATCGGACTCGCAGGCGTGTGGGTACAAACTTCTTACAACGCCAACTTCCGTGCGAAGTATGCAGGCATCGGTGACACCTATGACGCTGTTTCTGACACATTCACACCGCCAAAAACAGAAAGCGACAACGATGAAACTGAACTGTAAACACCAAGCAATGCTCGCCTCTTACGGGCGTAGCGTCCTCGGCGCAGTCCTAGCCGTAGCAGCCACAGGCAACTACGGCCCTGCTGATCTCGGCAAGGCTGCTCTCGCTGCTGCTTTGCCACCGCTCTTGCGTTGGGCAAATAAAAACGACCCTGCCTTCGGTCGGGGTTCTGATCAGAAAGAGGCGTAACCATGCCAGCAGTTGACCAATTTGCGCGGTTCCAAGCGTCGGTTATCTCGCCGCTCACGAATGCAGTTGCCGTAACGCCACACAACACAAACGAATTGGGGTACGTCACCCGCGCCGTCTATGTCGGCGGAACAGGAGACTTAAAAGTGACCTTGCAGGACTCAGGCACGGTCACGTTCGTTGACGTGCCAGCAGGTAGCACGCTGGCGATTCGTGCAAAGGTGGTGTTCAGCACAGGCACAACGGCAACCGACATTGTTGCGCTGTGGTAGCAGCCCTTGCTTGTAGGTATTTCTGTCACCGTTAGCAGTGCCTCTTTGGCGGGCTCGCTGGGCAGGTTTCTTGAACTAGCCATACAGGTGTTTGAATTTCTTCTTGATTCAGTGACCAGAGGGAACTTGGACAACGATGTCATTGCTTAAACGGAAAGCCTTCCCTGTCATCAAGATGAGGATGCCTGACGATCTGCTGGGAATCCGCAACGGCGACATCCCTGCTGATCTGATGAAAGGGATCCGTCCGAGCGGTCGCCTGCACCATCATGCGGCCCGCGGCTGGGAAGCCTTGTCGGCTGCAGCGGCCCGAGAAGGTCTGGAACTCGCACAGGTTGGTGATTATCGTCCACTGGCCCAGCAGGAAGCCCTTTTTATGGAGCGGATGCGTGAATATCCTGACGCGAAGCGCAAAGAGCAAGTGACGCGTACATATCGCGGCGAGGTCTGGTACCTCCACGTTGGAGCGCCCGTCGCCACACCCGCAACTAGCAATCATGGCTACGGTCTGGCAATTGATGCCGCTCTGCGGCTCAAGAACGGCACGGTTGTGTCCATCACGAGCAAACCCAAGAGCGCTCGCAGATCAGGACTTGACTTTCTTTTAGAACACGCCGTGTCACTCGGATTTTCATGGGAGTTGCAGAGCGAACCGTGGCACCTACGCTGGTATGCAGGGGATAAACTTCCCGCGATGGTGATCCAACACGAAACAGGGCAGCGGTAATCTGTGGACGTCGGCACGGCCACCGTCTTTGCCGCGTCGGTGACAGCGGTCGGTGCTCTCCTCGGGAACGCGTTGCACCGCTTCAGGCGTGAGAACCGAAGTGACCACGCGGAGGTAATTCATGAGTTACGCTGGTTGCGGAGGATAGTTGAGCGCGTAGAACAAAAGCACGACAACCATGTTGATGCTTACCATCTAGGAGGAACCCGTGGGGAGTCTGAAGTCAGAAGTGCAGGCGGCGCACGTGAGGACTTTGCGGACGGATCGTCTGATTGAGAATTCGCTCAACGACAAAGACCTTAAAGAACTCTATGAATTGTTCCGCGACGATAGCATCACAACGATGGCAATCCATAAGGTGCTGATCGGGCGAGGGATTCACACTTCCTACTCATCGCTTAACCGCTACCGCGAGCAGGTCAAAGCCAAATGAGTATCAAAAAGGCCGTTGTCGCCGCCCAAGAACGCGAGGCAAAACAGGAGGCCACGCGACTCAAACGGGAACACGACCTCACGGCCGCCGAAAACGTTCGGCTCCTTAAGGAACTGAAGGATATAAAGGCGACCCTTGAGGTTGTGGACTCTTTGGAG